GGGAGGACCAGTAAATTCAAGTGTGGGCCATGCAGCTTTACTTACGATATCGATGTAATGAGATGCTAGTTGGCTTTGCGCCCGGAGCATGTCAAGCGATCCGTTCAATAGACCCATGTACAGGTTTTCCGGTTCGGAGTTACCTGTGTCGAGTCCCATCTGGGGCCAATACATAATCCATGGAAGTCTGCCGTATCCGTGCCGTCGTGGCTCAAGTACCCATTGGTCATCTGCAATATATGCAACTTGGGAGTGCGTCCAGACTTCTTGGAACGTTACGTATCCCTTTTTCTGGTTGCCCCATTCAGGAAAGTGAGCCTGTACCCATTCGGCATCAACTTCGTACTCATGTATAACCCATCTTGGAAGGGTTCCGTTATTCATGTCCCAAATAAGATTTTGTGGATTAACGGCAACAGATTTTATGGGCCATGAGATCGAGCGTTTTTCTATAACTTCCCTGACGTTGTCTCTGTATTCGTTGGTAGTATCTTCGCCATGGGGTGGTGGTTCTGGAAAGTCACTCCACTCGTTCGCGATAAATTCGACCTTCTCCCATGCAATTCCATAAAGCCCTGCGTGTTTAGTTAGTTCTCGATAAACAGGACTTCTGTGTTCGACCATGTGATGTGCGCCAGTTAGGAATTTCTCCATTGTCTCAGCGCGAGCTTGACCTCTTGGTCCGGGAGGTGGAACAGATATGTCTAAGAACTGGGGGGTAACGTGAGATACGAGAGTGTTGATAACAGACTGGGCTGTCCCGAGCCGTATCATTGTTCCGCTATCAGGAACACTGAACTCAAAGTCGTTTAGAAAGAACTCGTCGAGTTGTTCGCACTGGGATCGAAATTTCCGAAACAGGTCATTTGTTGCCTGAGTCTTTTCCGTAATCCAATGTTTAGTTAGTTCAGGTTCATCGACAGGATTTGCAGCTTCCATGTCGATCACAGCGGTGGGGTCTATTGCAAAATCTAAGACCATCTTGTTCCTAACATATCGTTATCTTGAGTCTGATGTAACCAGATCAGCTTCTTCCAGATATTTCAGACGATCTTTGCTTCTTTGCTGTCGCAGCCTGGTAAGAAACTGAGTCGGTCTTTTTACAGGTCGAGGTCGTATCGGATCTATACGATGTATCGGACGAAGATAATCATACTCGCCTTTATCGTAACCCGGCGGGTCACATGCCATCAAGGCTAGTAGTTCAGCATCTACCCAGTCATCGTGCTGTCCAGTCTCGTTGTAAAACAAGTATGAACCATTACCGGACGGGCGAATACTAATATCTTCTAATTGTTTCTTGAGAGTTGACCAACTGGCTGGGAAATATACCGTTTCGTTTTCAAGCGCAATGTAATAGTTCTGGAAGAGTTGATATTTGCTTTGTGCGCTAAATTTGAATGGATTTACGGGTAATCCGGCGTTCAGGAGGTGGTCAAATACGACATCACCAAGTCCTGTGGAGTCAACGCGAATGTCTCCAACTTTCCATCGATCGATTTCAGCTGCAATTGTGTCAATCTGGCTTACCCAGTCACTGCCAGAGATCTCGATTGCGTGTAAAGACTCTCTTGTCCTTGCGTCTTTGATTATAAATACCGTGTAGTCCTGCTTTTTACCGAGGTCAAGTCCTGCAACGTACCTTCGACTCTTATCAGGGTAGAGCATTTCTTGACTTTTACCTGCAAGTTCTATCTTGCTTGGTCGGAAGAACCCACCACCACCGTCTGGTTGCTTGGCGAGGTACATGCGTTCCCATACAGGTTCCGGCATGGTGGACTTTTCATCGTGAATTGCTTGTTTTTGCTTTTCTGAAAGGAAGACATTGTCGAAACTAGTAGCGTGAAACGCCTCGTAGTCTTCTGTGGGATTTTCTTGCGACCATTTGAAGAGTTTTGAGAACCAGTGGTTTCGCGCGAAGGGCGGTATACCTTCGATGCACCCCCTGCCTAGTCTTCCAGAAGAGTTCAACATTGGTCGAAGTTTGTTCCATGCAGCTTCCTTGATGTCTTGAGCCTCGGTTATCCAGATAAAGTCAGGGCCTGCAGTCTGTAGAGATTCAGGATCGTCAGCTGATTTTATTTCCATGTAGACATTTCGTCTTGCAAGTCCGGGCGACTTGAGATTCAGCCATACGGATCTCTCGTCTTCTTTCCAGCCGTCACCTCTGCCACCACCCTGGGTTTTCTTTCTTCTTACCACCATTGACTCGGGTATGAACTGCTTCAGCTCGTTCCAGGCTTGTCTGCTCTGAGCAAAGTTTGGAGCAACAACCCAGATATGAATAGACGGCTCTAGGGTATGGGTGAGATCATGCCCTTCTTTGAGTCCAGAAGCTTTTGCCATAGCTTTGTCTGCAAGAAACGGGCTTTTAGAAGCGAGTGTTATTGCTCGCATAAGTTCTGTGAGTACAGCTCTGCCCTTACCAGCGCGTCTTCCAGCCCATACAACTTTGATACGAGCAGATGAGTTATGGAATTTTTTTTGCCAAGGGGATGGCGTGTACTGGTAAGCCATTTATCTTCCGTTTAGGGTAGCTTCTAACTCGTACAAACTAGATTCTCCCGAAATATCGACAGTGGATTGAGTGGGTTTTGATTTATTGACAACAAGTGGTTCGATCTCAAGAAGACCTGTTTTCTCAATCAGTTTGTTTTCTGCAACAGATACTTTGCCAGTCTCTGCTTTGATGAACGAAGTAATACCTGACTCAAGCATGTACACCTGCTGCAACACAGACCACCTAACCTGAAACTTCATGGACATGTTGCCTGAGACAGTAAGTTTCTCGACAAGGCGATACTCATAGTTGTTATCAACAAACTCAGTTACAGCTGCTTGGAAAGTTTTATTGCGCTTGACCAAACTGGTTGTCGAACTGAGATCCCACTCAAAGTCTTCACACATCGACTCTAAAGCATCAGCACCAACACCGTACGAAGGAAGAGAGACAAATATCCTCCGCAACTTTCGCGACCAAGAAGGCCATTCTGGGTAGCCCTCAAGAACAAGATCCCGAAACTTCTCTGCTGGACTACGAGCTTTCGCACCACGTAAATTTTTTGGCATAGAAAACAATATACATCAATTGGATGCGTAGGTTGCGTGGCGTAAGGAGGAAAACATTTTTAAGAAAGGTGGTTAAGCATTACAAGCTTTATGGCTTGTAGTGCCTAGTTAAGCTTAACTAAGCTAGCTACGCACACACGCGAGGCAAACAACAAAACATCAGCGTGACAAATAGCGTGACAAACCGTGACAAGGCGTGACATCCATCTCAAAAAGATGTCACACCAGGCTTAAATCTGTCACAGCAACTGTTAACCAAACACTTATCAAGTGACACAGCGTGACAGGCTCCGTGACAGTGTCACCCACTATGCAAAACTCAGCACTCGAAGGGGGTACATCTATATATGATTAGTCGGCGAAGTGTATCGGCGGGCTTCCTTAACTGCGCAATCGGCTAGCTAAACACAACGGCAAATTTAGCGTGATAGTTAGCCTAGCTCTGCTGGGTTATCAGTGGTGCATTTGCGACGGCTACATCTCCGAGCAAATCGACGCCAGGCAATCGACTAGGCACGCTACGGCCCTCGCGCGCGCGAGCGATACCTTCATTAATTCGGATCAATTGCGTTATTCGTACCGGTTGCAATGGATGCCGGGTTAATGCAAATATGTTGTTGTTGCGGTTAAATCAATCGCAAGTAACTAATGAAGAGAGTTAGATATGTGCAAATATTGCGACGAGTCAATTAGTGATCACTGCGCTGATTGTAAAGCGTGCTTTAACGGTGATATGGGTCATGGTTTGGATTGTGCCAGCGAATCGATTAATTTTTTTGTGGAGGATCAATAATGCCTGAACTACTCAAATTTCAGAACATGCGCGAAAACGCGAAATTACGCCAAACATTAATAGAGTTTGGATTGATAACCGGTATCGATAACCCGGTAGGTTTGGCGTTCTCATTGCCGTCGGGTTTTATGTGCGGAAAGGTAGCGAAAGAATGCCTAACATACAGTCACCCAGTGACTGGGAAGATCAGCCGCGGTAAGGATGCCGAATATTATTGTTTCAGTTCGATATCTGAATCCTATTCCGGCAATGCCAGACGCGCAAGATGGTGGAATTGGGAGCAACTTAACCGTATGTGGCAATATGGTGGTACTGATTACATCGACATTGCCAATTTCATTATTGAATCATTGCCAAAAAAATACCCGGATTTAATCCGCGTTCATGTGGGAGGTGAGTATCCCGGCACTGATATGGGTAGGGAATATATG